TGCAACTAGAATTCGACTTTTTCACCCCCTACCACTCGATCCTCGACATGGTCACCGATCGCTACAGCGAAGAGCCCTGTTGCGATCACCCCGACCTGTGGTCCCTTTTCTGCTACATGTCCGACAGATACCCATACGGCTCCTCGGTGTCGGTATGGACGGTGCGAGACGTCGCCGATTGGGCAAACTTCAAGATCCGCCAGATGCAGGGAGACAAGTAATGGCATGGGAACATCGCGAGGGCTCCGGTTCTCTCTTCACGAACAAGTTCAAGGAGAAGGACGCGCACCCCGACTACACCGGCGAGTTCATGCTCAACGAGATCGTCTACAAGATCTCGGGCTGGAGAAAGAAGTCGGCCAGTGGCAACTCCTACCTGTCGCTGTCCGTGCAGGAGAAGAACATCAAGCCCGCCACGTCAAACGACGGACCGTCACCGGTAGACGACGAGATCCGGTTTTAGGATGGCGAAGTTTAAGCGTGCGTTTGCGCCCAACCCATCGCCCAGATACGACCAAGAGGCTCCTCTACTTATCGCCGATGAAATCGTCTACGTTTGCTCGAAGCCTCTGTACGATGACCTCATCTCTCAGGCGTCCGACTACGAAAAGACGATTTCTAACATGATGAAGGACTTTGACCCCGATCACGATGTGATCATCGACTTTGGCGATCCCCTCATCTTCGCGATGATGATTTACTACATAGGCGACCATGATCCTGTCTACGTTGGTCGCTATAACAAGAAGCTTAACAAGTATACCATAGTTACGCTGAGTAGCTGGTGGTGAGAAACGGAGAAATGAAATGGTAAACGAGTTGTCGTTCAAGTACGCGGACATTGGCGAAAAACTGCCGCCGGACGTGGCGGAACTGCGCGATGCCGAGTTCTGCATCAAGAGGGTGTACACGGTCCTCGAAGACATGCGCAAAGAGATCGAGCACCTGAAATCGCTTGGCCCGTCGACGGTCCTCGCTCCTACCGCCACCCACTACAAGAATCTGGTGGATCTGGAGGACGCGATACAGACCGTGAAGGCTCAGGTCTTTCATATGAAGGAGAGTCTGCGGTTCACCGTCCTGCCCGAGCTGTTTAGCCAGAATTCGGTGAAGAGCGTAACCACCCTTAACGGCTACCGCATCGCCATCGACATGTCCGACATCTCGGTGTCCGTGCCGCCCGAGAACAAGGGCAAGGCCTACGATTGGCTCACCGAGAACGGCTACGGTGACATCATCACCAGCACCATCAATTCGAGCACCCTCAAGGCCACTGTGAAGAACATGTTGAAAGAGAACATGCCGGTGCCGGAGGACGTGTTCAAGATTTCGCCTTACGTCAAGCTGTCCGTGACGAAGGCTCCATAATCACCGGTGGTGGGGCGGTGGTAACTTCCCGTTGAACCCCACTAGAAAAGCAGCAAGCAGAGAGAACCAAAATGGCAAAGCAAGCAACGAAGAGCGAAGTAGCAGTGGTTGAAGAGACCGGACCGTTGGCCCTCCCCGATTTCATGCGGGAAGACGCCGGTTTGGGCATGGAGGGCGTGGACCGGTCTAGCATGGCCATCCCCCGCCTTTCTCTGATGCACGCGACAAGCGTTCCTGTGGGTAATGGCGAGGCCAAGGCTGGCAATTTCTACCACACCAGCCTTCGCGAGGACTTGGGCGACGAGATCATCGTGGTCCCCGTCTACGCTGAGACCGGATACGCCCTTTGGGACCCGACAGGGGAGGCTAACGCTCCCTTGGCCCGTGGTCGCCGTAACGAAAAGGGCATCTGGATCTGGGACCCGAGCAACACCCAGTTCGACGTTATGGTTGGCGGCAAGAAGGAGATATGGGACACCAAGAGTTCAATCGCGGAGTCGCGTTTGACCCATTGGCCCAAGGGGAACCCACCGCCCCCGGGCAAGGAGTCCCTTAATTTCCTTTTCGTCATCCCCGGTAGCGGGTCTAACGCCTTTGGCGTGATGACTTTCCAGAAGTCTGCTTTCTCGATCGGAAAGAAGCTTAAGGAGAACATCCTGATGCGGTCTCATGGCGGGCCTTCCTTCGCCCTCAAGTATCGCATCAAGTCCGTCACCGTCACTGCCAGCAATGGCAAAAAGCACCTTGCCCCGGACTTCTCGTTCGTTGGCATTAACTCGGACGAGACTTCTTACAAGTTCTGCAAGAGCATGCACCAACAAGTGAGCAAGTCTGGTCTGTACGGAGTTGCTGAAGAAGTCGATCATGGCGAAGGAGACGCCGCCACGACCACAGTCGACTACTGAGCAAGGAGCGCGCGAGGGGCGCGCTTAAGGATCGAAAGTCCTTGGCCCCCGACGGCGTAGAGTCCGTCGGGGGCGTTCACAGAGGGTTCTAAATGTCTTTAATTGATGACGTATCGAACCGCATAGAGTGGGCGAGCGAGATTGTGGTCGACGTCGAGACTACTGGTCTTGACTGGAGAACCAACCAGATCTGCGGCTACGTCTTCTCCTTTGGCCCGCACCAAGAAGACTCCCTGTACCTACCCGTAAGGCACGAGAGGGGGCCTAATTACGACGCCGCGACGGTCAAGGCTATGATCCTGTCCCACCAGAAGCATCCCCGCCGATGGATAGGCCACAACATGGCGTTCGATCTTGGCTTCCTGCACGCCGAGGGCATCAGCCTCAACGGTCCGATCGAAGATACGATGATCAACGCGGCTCTGCTTAACGAATTTCGCCGGTCCTTCTCGCTGGAGAGCTGCGCGGAGGAGGCCGGGGTCGTGGCAAAGAAGTCAAGCGAGATCAAGGCGCACATCGAGAAGACCTTTAACAAGGACTTTGGCCGCAACTACATGGGCCAGTATTGGCGCCTGTCGGCAGACGATCCGGTCGCCATCGAATACGCCACCGGCGACGGGGTGACGACATGGCAGCTGTGGGAGAACCAGACCCACGACATCGACAAGCAGAGCCTCGATCGGGTGCACAAGGTTGAGTGCGACCTGATCCCCGTGTTAAACCGCATGACGATGCGCGGCATCAAGATCAACGTCGATCGTCTGCACCGTCTGCGGGTGGTGATGGCCGAGACGCAGCAACGCGCCAAGGAGTCGCTTGGCGAAGAGGTCAACGTCAACTCGTCGGCCCAGATCCTGAGGCTTCACCAGAAGCATAATCTGTCGGGGTGGCCTACCACCGAAGCTGGCAACGCGTCATTCCCCGAGGAGTATCTGCGCACCACCGACATCGGTCGAAAGATCGTCGCCATCCGGAAGTCTACCCGCCTCCTTGAGGCCTTCATCGACCCGATGATTGACCGGCATCTGCACAATGGGCGGGTGCACGCCACGTTTAACCAGCTGCGGGGCGACACGTATGGGACCGTCACCGGTCGCCTGTCGTCGTCGAACCCCAACTTGCAGGCGGTTCCCAAGCGCGACGAAGACGCTGGTACTCTGTTCAGGTCCATATTTATCCCCGACGAGGGCATGGTCTGGGGCTCCGCCGACTACAGCCAGTGCGAACCCCGGCTCCTCGCCCACTACTCGGGGTGCAAGGTCCTAGTAGACGGGTACAACCAGACCCCGTCGATCGATGCTCATACCGCCGTCGCCAAGGCAGCTAATATCGACCGCCAATCCGGCAAGCGCCTTAACCAAGCCCTCCTGACGGGGGCCGGTAACAACAAGGCCGCTTTGATGCTAGAGAAGCCCATGGACGAGGCTCTAAAGATCGTCGACGCGTACTTCAATTCGATGCCCGAGATCAAGGACCTACAGCGGGACGCCTCGCGCCTCATGAAGAAGCGCGGTTTCGTCTTCTCGATCCTTGGCCGCAAGTCTCGCCTCGAAAGGAAGGGCCTGGAGTACAAGGCGGTCAACCGCATTCTCCAGTGCTCGAACGCCGACATGATCAAGATCTCGATGGTGAAGATCGACCAGATGTGCACCGAGATGGGCGGCATCGACATGCTTAACAACGTGCACGACTCCATTGACTTCCAATACGTGGAGGGCAACGAGGGTGCCTACAAGAAGGCGCTGGAGATCATGTGCGATTTCCCCGAGATCCGCGTACCGATCGAAGTAGAAGAGGACTCCGGACCCGATTGGGCATGGGCTTCCTACGGCGAGAAGACGTGGCAAAAGATCATGTCCGATAGGGGCATGATATGAACGAGGTCGAGCACCAGAGAAAGGTAATGCAGGACTTCAAGGCAGCGTTCCCAAAGGCGTACGCCATCAAGATGTCTAATCGGTTTCTAGCCGGTATACCGGATCTGATGCTCAAGGCCCCCGGCCACGAAATACTGTTCGTGGAGATGAAGGTTACGGACTACAAGAAGAAAGGGTTCGTAAACGTCGATACCACGAGAATTCAGCAGGAAACCATGGCCAAGATGGGTATGGCTGGCATCCGTTGCGAGGTCTGGGTGGTAGTCACCAACGACGACGACTTGTACATGTTGCGGGTTCCACCCGAGGCCACTCGTGTGGAGTGCTCGATAGAGTCGCTGGCGAAGAAAGAGAAGAGGGGTCCTTGGCCCATCGTAGAATTTATCAACAACCCTGTAAGGATATACACATGAGCAGCTTTCTAACGCGTGGCAAGGCTAGCGTAGTGATCGACGGACAGTTCGGCAGCACCGGCAAAGGTCTTGCCGCCGCGTACCAAGTAGCCCAGATGGACAAAGACCATCCGGACCACAACTGGTCGTTCACCGTCTGCACCACGAACGCGGCCCCCAACGCTGGTCACACCACCGTTCTACCAGACGGCACCAAGTTCATTACTTTCCATATGCCGACGATGGGCGTCCTGAAGAAAGACTCGATGATTTACCTTAATGCCGGGGCCATCATCGATATAGAGATGCTAGAAGAGGAGATAAACACCCTTGACATCGATTTTCGCCGAGTCGTAATCCACCCCAACGCGGCTGTCATTACTCAGGAAGACAAAGACTACGAAAAGGACAAGTCGTCTGGGGCCACCCAGATCGCGTCTACCCAGAAGGGTGTTGGTCGCGCTCTGGCCCGCAAGATCATGCGGGAGGGCGTGACGGCCAAGGACTACACAAAGCACCTGTCCTACCTTGGTATGTCCGTTAGAGCCATAGACCTTAACGACGTGATGGAAAAAGGCTACGCCGTTTGCGTCGAGACGCCGCAGGGCATGGGTCTGTCCCTCAATAATGGCTTTCACCCGCACTGCACATCGCGCGAAGTCTCGGTATCGCAGTCGCTGTCCGATGCGGGAGTCCACCCCTCCTACTTGCATAAGACCCTGATGACCGCAAGAACGTACCCAATTCGCGTTGGCAACATCGTCGACGAGAACGGCGCGACCATTGGGTACTCCGGCGGGGTGTACGACGACCAGCACGAGTTGAACTGGGAGGACTTCCCCAACGTGGAGCCCGAGCGCACGACCGTTACCAAGCGCGTTCGCCGCATCTTCACGTTCTCGGAGATGCAGTACAGGGAGTCCATCGCGCGACTTCGCCCAGACATCGTCCATTTAGGGTTCTGCGACTATCTCCTAAATGAGGCGGAGTTGGTCAAGATCCTTAACAAGATGATGGTGGCGCACGCATACTACGGGGTGAAGCCCCAGATAGTCTACTCGTTCGGCCCCTGCACGACAGACGTCCTGTCGCTTCACGACGCAGTCGAAAGACTGTCCAATGGCAACTAGTATCCGCCCAGAGGTGGCGTACTTCGCCGAGATGATGGAGCTAAAGCTCAAAAAGCGCGACGGATACGGGGGGTGGGACCACCTCCCCCTTGAATACCTAAGGGAGAAGCTTCAAGCAGAGGTCCGAGAGCTGGAGATTTCCCTCAGGTACGAGCCCACTAACGAAGTAATGAATGAATGCATCGACGTAGCCAATTATTGCATGTTCATATGGGACATTCTAGCCAAAGGCAAAGATAATCGCGAAAATCTAGTGTCGCGGGGGAGCAAGCAAGATGCGAATGAAGCCGGATAAGCCATTTACAGCCGACTTTCGGGACGTGGCGTACGTACCGAGGTGGGCGATCGCTCGACGCATCCGCCAACAGTACCTAGCGGAGCACTCGTACTTCACCGCCGTCTACGCGGACCAGATCGCCCGCACGATAGGCTGGGACGGCAGCTACGAAGAGCTGTTTAGATACGCGCTGTACCACGATCTGGACGAGACGATCACGGGCGACATACCTGGCCCCGCTAAAAGGGCTGCTTGGTGCAAGGAGAAGGGCGGGGACGCCATTTTGCCGGTCATGACCGCCAAATTTGGCTTGGACGTCATGCACACCCGCCTCGTGGCCACGGACGAGATCCGGGCCATACTGTCCGTAGCGGACTCTATCGAGGAAGTCTGCTACCTGACCGAGGAGCTGCTGCTGGGCAACGTCTGGGTATCTCCAGTAGTGAAGGAAGCTCAGCAAAGGCTAAAGTTGCGGTGGATGAAGCTACCCGCCACGACTGAGGACCTAGAGGCTCTATGGAAGGAGCATGCTAACGAGTTGTGCCTAAGGCAGCATGCCCCGCCCACCCTTTTAATGGACGAGCTATGACAGACTGGCCCTTCAACATGCCACCACTGCCGGTTCAGGCAGAGGCGCTAAAGCAATCCGACGAGATGCGCGGGTTTGCATTTTTCATGGAGCCCGGTATGGGTAAGACCGGAACGGTCATGGCCGAGTTCACCGATTTGGCCAAAAAGGAGGAGGTAGACCTACTTCTGGTGATCTGCCCCAACAATTTGCGGGCCAACTGGAGGTCCGAGGCCGAGAAGATGGGGTTCGAGTACGAAGTAGCCATATTTCCCGAGCCCGCGCCAAAGCTTGGGATGTGGATCGTTAACTACGAGAAGATGATAAGCAAGTCCTTCGACGAGATATACTCGGAGGGTAAGGACCGAGATTTCTACGCCGTCTGCGACGAGAGCCACCGCATTAAGAACTTCAAGGCTAAGGTGTCCAAGGCGGTTATATACATGTTCGACCACGCCAAGGTCAAGCGGGTGATGACCGGGACCCCGATGGCGAACAACGTCGTCGACCTCTGGGCGCAGCTCCGGGCCATAAACAAGCACGGCGGTCACCGCAGCCCCTACACTTTCCGCAACCGGTTCGGCGTAATGGGCGGTTGGATGGGCAAGCAGATCGTCGGCATGCAAAGGGGCGCCGAGCTTAAGGAGATGCTGGCGGAGTGCTCCTTCACCGCCAAGAAGAAGGAGTGGATGGCGTCTCTCCCACCCAAGGCCTACTACACGCTTGGCTACGAGATGAACATCGACCAACGCCGGTTCTACAAGCAGATCATGAAGGACCGGTTTCTGGCGATCGACGACAAGGAAGTCACCGCCCAAATGGTGATTACCGCCCTGATGAAGATGCAGCAGATCACCAGCGGGTTCATGATCGACGACGACCAGAAAGTGATACACCTTTGCGAACCCGGCAAGAACCCGAAAATCGAGGCCATTAAAGACATAATCGAGGACATACCGGGAAAGGCCATCATATTTGGCCACTACCGCGAGACTATCAATATGCTCGAAAGGGCGTTGGGGCCTTACGACCCGTTGGTGATCCGTGGCGGCATGGACAAGGACGACGTCTCCGACATCGTGTCCTGCTTTAACAAGCGCGATGACCAGCGGGTGATAATAGCCCAGACGTCGACGGCCAAAGAGGGCCTAACTTTGCTGGGGACCGTTAACGTGCCGTGCTGCACGACCATCTTCGCCGAGAACAGCTATAGCATAATCGACCGCACGCAAGCGGAAGACAGGAACCACCGCCACGGGCAAGTGTCGGACCAGGTTTCCTACTACGACATGGCGGGGAGCCCGATCGAGGCCAAGATCATCAAGGCGCTCCAAGACAAGAAGGATCTGGTCAAGGTAGTAATGGAGGTCAGGAAGTAATGTCGGAAAGAATGAAGAAATACATGGAGTCCCAGAAGGAGAGGGGCTTTAAGTTAGTCTCAGTATGGGTGCCGGAAGAGAAGGCCGATGGCCTGAGAAGGACCGCCGAGAGGTGGAGAAGACAAACCGGCCACATCACTGTTCGCGCCAATATGCTTTACCGTAAGAAGAGGACCTCGAAATGAACACCATCAATCACCACATCCTGAGCGAAGCCATCCGCGTCACCACCGATCGCCCCAACACCCACGGGGACTCCGAGGCGAACTTCAACCACACCGCTAATTTGTGGTCGGCTTATCTCGGGTTTAAAATTTCTGCTGCGGACGTCTGCCAAATGCAGGTGCTGGCCAAGATGTCTCGGTCCAAGGTTGGCAACGCTAACCACTCGGACCACTACATTGACCAAGCAGGTTATTCCTCGCTTGCTGGTAGAATGGCTATGGTAGCGCCCGTAAATCTGTGCAAGCTGGAAAAGGAGATGAAACAGGCAGTTGTAGAGACATCCCAAAAAGAGGAAATACAGGAGAAATCATGAAACGCATCATAGCCATAGTAGCTTCCGTTTCCTTGGCGGTTGGCTCAATGCCAACTGTCTGGGCTAACGAAAGCGCCGCCGACTTTTTCCGAAAGGACAAAGAGTACTGGTCGAAGGGGATAGCAGTGGGAAGCACTGTTTGGGCCGGAGACTTGTACTATGCCCCCGGGAAGCAAGCCGACGTGGCAAAGATGGTGATGGACGAG